CACAACATCCGAGGACAGCATCGTCCGCCAGCCTACAGAAGTCCGGAAAGCCATGGAAGGTCGTTGGGAGGAGGTACGAATTCTATCATGCAAAAAATACGTAAAATCGATAACGCCTAGAAATCATTCAATACTCGCACTATCGAAAGTTTACCAGCCAACCGCGGCACGTTCCTGCATACGACGTGCCGCAGCTTCTGTTATTCCACGATAAAATTCCTAACCGAATTCAAATCCTTCAGACTATTCAGCTCTTCCTTCAGCTCCCGCTGACGGCGATAAATCTCATCGTTGCGATCGACCTGCGCCTGCACCATTGCTGCCGCCAGTTCTTCCAGTTCCGGCATCGACAGTTTCACCTGCTGATTATCGGCATCGCTCCACGCCATATGTGTTTGTGCTGTGACAGATTTTGCCAGCATGACTACCGGGGACAGGCGGCCCAGTGAGTCGGGGCCAGCATTCCAGATACGACCGTTCCATTCAAACGTGAACGGCTTCGCCTCCTGTTCTGTGCGCCATGCTTCAATTCCCTGACGTCTGGCCTCTCTGGCCGCTTCCAGCATTTCTGGTGTCACAGTGAATGGGGCTATCTCACCCCATTTGCCGCTTTGCAGTTCCTGCCAGATTTGCTGACCCGTCGGAGCGACATCATCAGCGGTGGCTGTGTAGGGGACTGCCTGGTCCCTGTCGTCAAAAAAAACGTCACAGTCTACTGCGCCACTTTCGGTATAACGGGGATTAATGATTTTTTTAATTTCCACGGTGCATTCCTCACGATGTGCGAATAAAAAGCCCGGGCATTGCGCCAGAGACATGAGCATCCGGCACCCCGGACAGGGCGCAATATGACCCTGGTAATGAATGCTCTGAACATCCCGTAATGAAAAATTGTGGGGATGCTATATACGTTCCGGTGGGAGTACTGGGCACTGAAATCCCCACCGGTCCCAGTCGTGAGCCTCTGTATGACTGCCCCCTGACAAGTCTGATGACTTTATCACCGTCAGCTTCTCCCTGGTACGCAGCAATAATCAGCCCGCCAATGTCAGGGTCTCCCCATCTGTTGCGGACAGAGCTCGCCACGATTCTGTAAATAATATCTTCTGTGGTTATATTTATTTTCACCCAGCCAGTCAGTCTGGATATGGGCCAATAGCAGTAGCGGGTGTGATAAATGGGGCCGTTAATGCCGTAAAAAGTAAGGGATTTGGCTCTGTACCGCGGTTCTGTTGTCTCAGGGCGTGCATCAGTCCACCGGATGCTGAGCACCCCTTCAAACCGTGTGTCGGGTATGATGATGCCGTAGGGGCCAGCAACGGAATATTCACCTGGCAGCGCATTCCTTACCCAGGCCAGGAAATCACTCTTAGTGTCAAAACGGATAACATCTTCAGGCAGAAAAGCACACCCAAAGCCGAATGCGCCGGGTATCGCCAGACGGCCTTTTGTCCGGTCGTAAATGTCGCTCTGTGCTTCCATCGTGGCCGCACTTTTCAGCCCCAGATTATCCCGGGACTTCTGTTGTGCCTTTTCGCCTGCTGCTGCGATTTCAGACAGATGGTTAGCCGTTTTCAGGGTGCCGGTCAGCGCAGCATCAATGTCATTTTTGGCCTGTTCTGCTGCGCGGGCATAACCTGCGGCTGCCGCCACATCCTGCGCCGTCTGCTGTGCGTTTCCGGCTGCGGCCCCGGCGCTCTGCTGCGCCTGCGCCACCATTTCCTCAAAGCGTTTGACGACATCCGGTTTCAGGTCGCCCTCATCAGGAGCAATCAGAAAGTCATTCAGCGTGCCGGGCTTTGAGTCCTCATATACAGCAATGTCGCCAACGTTGTACTCGTTGCGCCAGTCCTGTTTCAGATACACACCATATTTTCCAGTCCGCGCATGGAAACAGTATTCACCATCGTTTCCTGTCATCACATCAGCAACAGTGTTCATCACCACTTCCGGGGTGTTTACCCGGGATTTCAGAATAATATGGTATCCGGACATGGGGATACCTGCGCCATCAGTCAGCGCACCTGATATCACTACAGACATTGTTTTTCTCGCGATAAATTAAATCAGGAAGAACCTTCCGGAGAGGCGGGCCATTCAATGGCGTTGTATGAGGATTTATCAGTGATGGTGCTGAAATCCATCGCCTGCAGCGATTTCGCGTAAATACGACAGGCTTTCAGCTTTTCTTTATCTTCGTCGCTGATTAACCCCAGCAGCAGGTCTTCTTCCCATTCCCCTGTCCGGGCACTGACCTGAGCCAGAAGGGCATCACGCTCATCTTCCGCTTTGAGTCTGTAGTCAAAGACAAATTCATCATTGCGGTAAAACCAGTAACCCGGCGCGGTAATCCGTCGGTTAGCGGTAATATCAGGAACTTCAATAACACTGGCATTGCGTGGCTCGATGCCTGTCACATCCTTACCGACCCACACCACGCGACCATCTCCGGTGTAAGCTATTTTTATTGTGTCGCTGGCGAAATTCTTCAGCTCTTCATACCAGTTTTTTCCGTCTTCTGAAAAAAGCCAGGTGACCGAATATCGTTTTGTCATCTGATATTGTTCTGCTGTTTTCGGATTACCCGCAGTAATATTTTTTAAATGCAACATTGTTAAATACTCGCTACGTTATACCAGGTGCCATTAATCAGTTTTTGCAGTGGTCGGTAATACACACCGTCAACGTTATCCGCTGAGTTACGGCCGGGGCTGTAATACATTTCATGGCCATACCGTACATCCTGTACCCCCTCTGTTCGATATTTATAGCGGGCATCGAAGTTTCCGTAATTTAACGGAATTACCTGTCCGTTAACAGTGAACACTATGCTGTTATCCGGGTTTCTCTGGCTGAAAAAATGCCAGCCTGAATCATCGCCAAGCTCTGCAACAACAGGCCTGGATGGATTACCCCACAAATAAAACGCTGCATTTTTCGTGGAGTTGTTGGCGCTGGATAACGTGAATTTTCTGACAGTTCCGGCCTGAATATTCTTAAAAGCAATAGCCACTCCATTCTGAAAGCGGAATACACGCTGACTATTAGCATAAACATCCAGAATACCGTCTCCATTCTGTTTAAATCCGGTGTCATTATCACCAAGAACAATTGAATTCCCCCCCAGGGCGTTCTGAACGCCGATACCCAGCGCACCATTGACCTGCGAACCACCGCCAACAGACACTTTATGCGACATGGATATTTCACCCGTCCGCAAATTAATGGTGAACGGGCGCAGGGGACCAATATCGCCATTATTCACCTCTCGCAGCCTTACGCTTATCTTCTCTTATTTTGAAATACAGATTCGTCAGATAAGTCAGAAGCCCCAGAAGCAGACTTCCCAGCACACCAATCGCAGCCCACTGTGATGGACTGACCTGATCCAACCACTGCAAAAACCAGTAGCCGGCACTGCCGGCGGCGGTGCCGTAGGCAATGCCCGTTGAAATTTTGTCCATGGATTTCATAGCCTCACCTCCGCAAATAACGGATGGCGTAGTTTTACACTGAGAAATGAAAGGGATTTGAAAAGAAAAAAACGCAAAAGCGGGCGAAACGATATATACAGTAAGGAAAGCACTCTATCCAACAAACCACCCACAGTTAATCGGAATAAAAGCAGAGTGCTTATGAATGATCGCACGCCCGAAGGTTAGTATTTCTGCACAGCAATTTTGCAAAAAAAGGCGATCATTCATAACTTAAACGTCTTTCAGTCACTCCGGGATTTCCCATCATCGCAGACTGAAAGACTCTGACTGGAGCGGGCAGCGGGAATCGAACCCGCATCATCAGCTTGGAAGGCTGAGGTAATAGCCATTATACGATGCCCGCATATGGTGCCGGCTACCGGAATCGAACTGGTGACCTACTGATTACAAGTCAGTTGCTCTGCCTGCTGAGCCAAGTCGGCGCTGGCCCACCACCGAGGACTCGAACCTCGCACCGTCAACTTAGAAGGTTGATGCTCTATCCGGATGAGCTAGTGGTGGTTGGTGGCCCTTGCTGGACTTGAACCAGCGACCTGGCGATTATGAGTCGCTCGCTCTGACCAACTGAGCTAAAGGGCCGGAGGCAGAATAATAACCATATGTCATCACATCTGCAAACTCATCTGACCACCAGCGCGTTTAACGCCCTGTGCCATTTTTCAGGCACAAAAAAACCCGCATAAAGCGGGTTCTTTCAAGTGTCCATGTCTGCTATTCGCCTCGCGATACAGCTTTGCGGAGCTTACCGGAATTGAAGCAGTTTATGTGCAAAAATGCAAGAACTTTTTTAAAGCTGCATCAACCTTTCCACCAGTTTATCTCTGCGAACAACAAACCAACCATTGGCTCTCGCCAGTTCCAGCCATGACTCAAGGGAAATAACAATATCATCATCCCGTAACTGAATTGTGGAAACAGTGACACCGCCTCTCTGATAACAGAGAACTCGCGTGTCGTAACTTTTCTGGCATGAAACTGGCGTTGACGGATCCTTTTGACTGAAATAGCAGTCTTCCAGTTTTTCGAACACATCCCACGCCTGATCGGTTTCGAGCATTTTGGCGTGGCGTGCTGCGCCTCGTTCTGTCCAGAGGATGAGGGAGCGGGCTTTGGGTGAAACTGGATTTTGTGAGTAGTTTAAAGCGACCCGCAATTCTTTAAGGTCATTACCAACAACTTTGAAAAAGTGTTTCCCTTCAACGAAGCGTACTTTGTTCTCATGATGATTCTGGCGAATACGCACCGGCTCAGTGCCGTAAAGCTGCGCCAAAAGTTCGGTGGTAATAACAGGAATCTGTGAGGTGTACTGGCAATAGCGGACACTACCATTTGTTCTTTTTTTAAGCAGCCATCTGATGATATTTTTCCCTGAAGGCTGCCAGGGAGATATTCCCCAGACGAGAGTGACGACGCTGACGATTGTAGAAAATCTCAATGTATTCCCGTATTACTGAGATGGCTTCATCCCGGTTATTAAAACGATAGTGGCTCAGGCTCTCATTTTTCAGCGTTCCCCAGAAGCTTTCCATCGGAGCGTTGTCGTAACAGTTACCTTTACGCGACATTGATGTTTTCAGACCAAACTGCTCCTGTATGACCCGGTAATCGTATGCGCAGTACTGTGAACCTCGATCAGAGTGGTGGATTAGCCCGGCAGGTGGGCGCTGGCTCCTGAGCGCCATAAACAGGGCTTTACCTGTCAGCTCTTTTGTCATGCGCTCTCCCATGGCGTAGCCGACAATTTCGCACGTATAAACATCTTTGATGCCAGCGAGGTACAACCATCCCTCCTGTGTGGCAACATACGTCAGGTCCGCCACCCAGACCTGATTTGGTGCTGTAGGAGCGAACGTCTGGTTCAGCAGATTTGGCGCAACTGGCAGATTGTGGTTCGGGTTCGTAGTCGCTCTGAACTTGCGTTTCTGCTTACAGCGTAGCCTTAGCTCCTTACAAAGACGTGCCAGTCGGTCACGACCAACGATGATGCCATTCTCTGCCAGCTCCGTCTGGAGCCGCCGGGTTCCATATGTTTCGCGAGTGCGGATATGTGCCACCTTAATCTCCAGTTTTAGCCGCTCATCACTTTGTTTTCTGTCTGAGGGTTCATGCTGTACCCAGTTGTAATAACCGCTCCTGGATACACCAAATACCTGACACATCGCTTCAATGGGAAATTGTTGTCGCCATTGTTCGATTAACGCGTATTTTTCAGCGACTCCTGTGCAAAATACGCTGTTGCTTTTTTTAATATATCTCGCTCAAGGCGAGCTTCATTTAACGCCTTACGCAGTTGCAGAATTTCAGATTCCAGTTCAGCCACCGTGCGGGAACCAGGAGTACCGAGCCCTTTTCTGGCGGCGGTAACCCATTGTCCTAAAGTGCCTTCAGGAAGAGATAATCGGGAAGCGCCTTCACTGATCGAAAGTTGATTTTCAAGAACCGTTCTGACAGCTTCGGCTTTGAACTCTTTAGAGTAACGTTGGGTTTTTCTGCTCATTATTAGCTCCTTCTGATGCCATTCTATTTCAGGAAGGAGTGTCCGTTAAACTCAGGCTACCTCACTGGTTATGGGTGATCGGGGAGAGAGTTTCAACAGAGATTTGAGTGGTCATAACGATAACTCCGTACATTTGGAAATTATCGCCACCGACGACGCCAATCGAACTGGTGGCGAACTGTGCAGGGTTGGCGTAACCGGGTACGGAAACCGGCGAGCCTTTCGGCTCCCCCACACAGCCCGCCATAAATCGCGAATGTGACTGTGCAAACGATATGAAAAAAGACGCGGGCGCGTCTCATATCGCTCCGTAAACATCCGGGACGCCAATCCCGACGCCAGATTTTGCTGGCGCGTGAGGAATATAGCCCCGGATAACAGATTGAGTCAACAAACGGTTTTTAGATCCCCGGAAGAGAATGCATCACGCATCGGTAGATAGAGCATATATTCAGCAAGATTTAGCCATACATCTACCCGACTGCAGCACGTCCGGAAACACCACTCAGGGTGTGCGTCATTCAGCAATTCAGCCATTTTACGCTTAGTCATCCCCCGCCCTTCATACCGTTGCCGGAGGACACTAATCAATCCAGGATGCTCTGCCAGCACCTCACTTATGACTCTATCAATACATAACGCCTCTGCATCAGTACAATGCGCCAGCCAGGTCTTTTGCTTGCCATTGATCATCTCTCGCAAAAACGCTTCCAGCTCAGGTTTCTCTATTCCCGCTTTTTTCATCCTGCGCAGGGCTTCATTGACGGCTGTTTTCGTCAATTTTTTGGATGCCAGCAACTGGTTAAACATATTTCCCGCCTTACCGCCGCCAATATACGACCAGCGCCCCCACATGCGCAGTTTTCCCTGAATCCAGACACTTTCCAGCGTGGTGAGACGAAGGTGTTCCCCGCTTTTGCCTGTATTTGTTGGGTAAATCATAAATAACCTTCCTTTCTCCAGATTTCTTGTGTGCGAAAAACACCTTCTGCATGCATCAGGCGTAATTCTTCTTTGGTGTAATCGCTGGTTTTTACCCGCCCGTCGATTAAATCGTGGCATGAGCTACAGGCAATCGCTGCCTGCATATCGTGTGGTTTTGTCGCTGTTCCGCACGTCCCCGCCAGCCTGTAATGCGCCAGCACAGAAGTTTCGGGATTGTGATTGCAGTAGCCAGGGATTCTGACGGTGCACATCTGCCCCCGCGCCGCTTTACGTAAATCCACCATTACGCAAACTCCAGTAACTGCGCGGCCACATTTTCGACTTCCTCCGGAGAGGAAAATTTACGGAACAGGATCCAGTTCCACAGCACATTCAGTACAGATTTATAAACCTGCTGAAACTCGGTTTCGTCCATGTTCGCAAATGCGATAGATTTTGCCCTGCGCCCACGACTACCATCAGGATAAATATGCTCGGTGTAAAATCCGGCCTGAATGGTTACCCACTCGCGGAAAGCGTCAAACGACTTTAGCAATGCCGTATCCCGGGTTCTGCATGTCGCAACTGTATTAAGGTATTGCTCTGCGGCATCACTCAGGGCTGGAGTGTGTTCCCGACCTACTGATTCGCACAGGTAATCAACGAAGCCTGATACCAGTTTTCGTTCGCGAGGCGTGATCGCCCCACCGACCGGAGTCCAGTAATCAAATCCCAGTTGCAGGAGTTTGAAAAAACGCTTGTGGAATGCGTAGTTACGCACACGCTTAAAGTCTGCGTGTATCCACTCACCTATTTTGATTTGATGCAAAAAATCGCAACTCTCCGGCGTCGCCGGGAGAAGTAATCCGGAAGAGGTTTGTTTGACCAGTTGTATATGCGCCATCGTAGTTCTCCGCTGGCGCAGTAGAATGGGTGTTCAGCCCGTTATGTAGTATACCAGAATTAATGCCAATACTAACAGGGTAATGCTGCCAACTTACTGATTTAGTGTATGATGGTGATTTTAAGGTGCTTGCGTGGCTTCCATTTCCATCAGATGTCCTTCCTGCTCCGCTACTGAAGGCGTGGTGCGTAACGGCAAAAGCACTGCCGGGCATCAGCGCTATCTCTGCTCTCATTGCCGTAAAACATGGCAACTACAGTTCACTTACACCGCCTCTCAGCCCGGTACGCACCAGAAAATCATTGATATGGCCATGAATGGCGTCGGATGTCGCGCCAGTGCACGCATTATGGGCGTTGGCCTCAACACGGTTTTACGTCACTTAAAAAACTCAGGCCGCAGTCGGTAACCTCGCGCATACAACCGGGCAGTGATGTGATTGTCTGCGCTGAAATGGACGAACATTGGGGCTACGTCGGTGCTAAATCACGTCAGCGCTGGCTGTTTTACGCGTATGACAGGATACGGAGGACGGTTGTGGCGCACGTCTTCGGTGAACGCACTCTGGCCACACTGGAGCGTCTTCTGAGCCTGCTGTCGGCCTTTGAGGTCGTGGTATGGATGACGGATGGCTGGCCGCTGTATGAATCACGCCTGAAGGGAAAGCTGCACGTTATCAGCAAGCGTTACACTCAGCGCATTGAGCGACATAATCTGAATCTGAGACAACATCTGGCAAGGCTGGGACGGAAGTCACTGTCGTTCTCAAAATCGGTGGAGCTGCATGACAAGGTCATCGGGCATTATCTGAACATAAAACACTATCAGTAAGTTGGAGTCATTACCTACTAACAGGATGTTCTGACTCGCAATTCGGTAATGCTGCCAACTTACTGATTTAGTGTATGATGGTGATTTTAAGGTGCTTGCGTGGCTTCCATTTCCATCAGATGTCCTTCCTGCTCCGCTACTGAAGGCGTGGTGCGTAACGGCAAAAGCACTGCCGGACATCAGCGCTATCTCTGCTCTCATTGCCGTAAAACATGGCAACTACAGTTCACTTACACCGCCTCTCAGCCCGGTACGCACCAGAAAATCATTGATATGGCCATGAATGGCGTCGGATGTCGCGCCAGTGCACGCATTATGGGCGTTGGCCTCAACAGGGTTTTACGTCACTTAAAAAACTCAGGCCGCAGTCGGTAACCTCGCGCATACAACCGGGCAGTGATGTGATTGTCTGCGCTGAAATGGACGAACATTGGGGCTACGTCGGTGCTAAATCACGTCAGCGCTGGCTGTTTTACGCGTATGACAGGATACGGAGGACGGTTGTGGCGCACGTCTTCGGTGAACGCACTCTGGCCACACTGGAGCGTCTTCTGAGCCTGCTGTCGGCCTTTGAGGTCGTGGTATGGATGACGGATGGCTGTCCGCTGTATGAATCACGCCTGAAGGGAAAGCTGCACGTTATCAGCAAGCGTTACACTCAGCGCATTGAGCGACATAATCTGAATCTGAGACAACATCTGGCAAGGCTGGGACGGAAGTCACTGTCGTTCTCAAAATCGGTGGAGCTGCATGACAAGGTCATCGGGCATTATCTGAACATAAAACACTATCAGTAAGTTGGAGTCATTACCCGCAATTCATCCAGCAGTTTATCATTTCCCATAATGTCACTTACCCTCATCGGTAAAAAAATTGCCTTTCGACCATTACGATACATTATTGATTTTGGGGTTTCAGGGAAGTAATCCATTTCGACTATAACTGACAGGTCATCACGACGTATGACTGCGTATTTGCTACTAAATAGTTTCTTTATTTTTTCCACGATGCCTCCAGGTTTATAAGTACAAACGGTTATATCCACATAGAGACAAAAATATTAATCTGAAAAACATTTATTTCACGCCGTATATTTGATTGTTTAATGTGCAAGTACAATGACTTTTATTTTTTGTTGTGTATATAATCAAATATATGGTTATTTTTCACCCTGCGTATTCAGCACGCAACAAAAAACCCGCCGAAGCGGGTTTAGTGCGGGTGCGTTGAGGATGCCTGACACATGAGAGGTGGCGAGGGATTTCTCCCCCGCCTGGTCTCTTACTCCTCAGGTTCGTAAGCTGTGAAGACAGCGACCTCCGTCTGGCCGGTTCGGATTCGTACCTCGCAGAGGTCTTTCCTCGTTACCAGTGCCGTCACTATGACGGTTAAACAGATGACGATCAGGGCGATTAACATCGCCTTTTGCTGCTTCATAGCCTGCTTCTCCTTGCCTTTCGGCACGTAAGAGGCTAACCTACATTTGTGAGACATAGATTGGGCCTCAGATTAATGTTAAGCGTCTTGCAGGACGCGTAATGTTAACTGGGGCTTTTCTCTGTCTGCCTTACAGTGGCATGCCCGAGGCAGACAGCCTCAAGCACCCGCAGCAATCTTACCGATACCGATAAGAAAACGCTATTTTTTATTGCCAGCACCTTCTATCCAGGCTAATTTATCTGCGTCAGAACGGCGCAATGCGCTCGCCTGAGATACGTTTACTTGCCATGGTAACAACAGGTAACGGCAATTGCTGTTTCTGTTTTGTTTCCTTCAAAAACCCCGGACCATCAATCCGGGGTTTTTGTTTGTTAACCCCAACGGCAAATCGAATACACCACCATCGCCATCGCCATCGCAATTCCTACCGTGGTGAATGCCTCAGGCCAGGTCATTGATTCACCTCCTGCGGTGGTTCCGGTAGCGGCATCCAGTGAGTTGAGCTCTCTACTTCAACGCCGTCTTTGTCCACAAAAGCCATCTTATTCCCGCCACGAGTGGGGCAAAAAACCTTATCCCAGGAACCGGGGAATACATTCCCGAGATCATCGAGAAGAATCACATCGCAATATTCAGCAGGAACTGCATCACTACAGCTTATCCAGCTAGAGTTACCGGAGAGTTGCCAGCCTTACGCATGGCCATTTCCACGATTTCAACCATATCTCCTGGTGGAATTTTACAAAGTTGCCCAATACATTTCTGCTGCCTGGCATATTCGAGAATGTGCTCCAATTTGGTTCGATTAATCATTATTTATCTCCCTTAAGCATGGCAGCGCGGCAGGCGTTCCAGCCATCAACATAATCAAACGTATTACTATCGTTTGGCCCGATTTCATCCGGCACTATCGGCTCTGGTTGGATAGTGACGTTGGCAAAGGCAGCACGCAAACCGGTTTTAATTTCTTCGATTTCATCAGAGCCAAGCGATGAATCTGACAGTGCGTGATGGAATGCGTAAGCCATGTCGTCGTTTACTGCAACCGGTACTGCCGGCGCTGCGTAAAGCGGTGTTATATCTGCCCGAAAATCACATGCTTTATGCAGTCGTACCCAACGCTCAACTTCCGCTTTGTCAAAATATATAGCAGTGAACGTATTAGATTCCTGGTCAACTTGAGTAAACGTCACCTTCCACGCTACAGCTACGGCTTTCCATCCATCAGGTTGTCGCATTCGCGGGGCAGCATAAAGCTCATGCATTCCATCAGGCAGCGAGTGACCCACATACTCACCGAACCCGTCAATACACATGCCCCCATCTTCAACAATGCATTCCGCTACAGGCTCTGCTTCCAGTGATGCCAGAGCGATAAGCGCCAGTTCACGAATTTCACCGCCGTCTATATCGTCAATATCATCGCGGCCAGAAATGTTAGCCAGCCATTGCAGTCGCTCTTTGGTAATAGTGGTCATGCCGTAGCCCCTTCTTGATATTTTTCAAACCAGAACACAACCGGGTCAGATTTCATTTCAACCAATCCCATACGAACCAGCGCTTTGCCTTTCCCGGACGCAAGGAATTCACGACGACCATCACTGATAATTCGTCGATAATCTTCCAGGCTACTGCAATGCTTGTGCAGATTGCATGGGTGGCATTCTGGTACCATGTTGGATATATCGTCACGTTCCTGGTGAAGCATATTTCCATCAAAACGAATGACCGGTTTTACATGGTCTGCATGCCACTTTTCGCCAAGTTCGCAGCCGCAATAAGCGCAGCGACCACCGAACTTAATGCGCAGTTCTGCACGTTGTTTTTTCGTCAGTGCCATATCAGCTTTCCTTATACGGATTAATTTTATTGTGCAGTGTGTTGAATGACGCCCATACCACGTCGTTATACAATTCAATAACTGGCTCAATTATTTTTCCGATTATCCAGACAAAAATTAGCGGGGATATCGGTGTCATCAACACGATAAACAGAATGAGAAACAGGAATTCTGTTGTTCTACTCTTTCGCGGATATTTTTGGTAATGCTGCCAACTTACTGATTTAGTGTATGATGGTGATTTTAAGGTGCTTGCGTGGCTTCCATTTCCATCAGATGTCCTTCCTGCTCCGCTACTGAAGGCGTGGTGCGTAACGGCAAAAGCACTGCCGGACATCAGCGCTATCTCTGCTCTCATTGCCGTAAAACATGGCAACTACAGTTCACTTACACCGCCTCTCAGCCCGGTACGCACCAGAAAATCATTGATATGGCCATGAATGGCGTCGGATGTCGCGCCAGTGCACGCATTATGGGCGTTGGCCTCAACACGGTTTTACGTCACTTAAAAAACTCAGGCCGCAGTCGGTAACCTCGCGCATACAACCGGGCAGTGATGTGATTGTCTGCGCTGAAATGGACGAACATTGGGGCTACGTCGGTGCTAAATCACGTCAGCGCTGGCTGTTTTACGCGTATGACAGGATACGGAGGACGGTTGTGGCGCACGTCTTCGGTGAACGCACTCTGGCCACACTGGAGCGTCTTCTGAGCCTGCTGTCGGCCTTTGAGGTCGTGGTATGGATGACGGATGGCTGGCCGCTGTATGAATCACGCCTGAAGGGAAAGCTGCACGTTATCAGCAAGCGTTACACTCAGCGCATTGAGCGACATAATCTGAATCTGAGACAACATCTGGCAAGGCTGGGACGGAAGTCACTGTCGTTCTCAAAATCGGTGGAGCTGCATGACAAGGTCATCGGGCATTATCTGAACATAAAACACTATCAGTAAGTTGGAGTCATTACCGATATTTTTTTCTAAATAATGTAACCATTCATTACCGCCCTTTCGGGCGGTCTCCTGATGATTTGAGGGTGCAGAAATCCCTCCGGTTAGAGATTAAATTTTTAACAGTGCTAAATTTAATTATTCAGTTCTGGATTTTGTCGCCCTGCGTATCCGCGCTTTCGCATTACGCTCAATCTGTATCAGCTTTTCTATATTTCTCCGCCTTTCCTGTTCCTCCTGGCGCAATAGCCTTACATCATCTGCCAGTCTGGTTTCTCTTTTTGCCACAGAGAGCATCCAGTCAAACGGCTCCACAACCGCACCGCAGATTTTACAGCAGACCTGACGCTCTTTTTCGTCAACCTGAAGTGGTCAACAAAAACTGGCCACCGAGTTAGAGTTTTTCCAGTATCGATTTTCCGATTCGTTTGGGGGTAACCCACCGTTATATTCGTGCGGTCTTAGTGCGCTGTAATATCCAACGATATAGTCCGTTATGGCGTGAGCTGCCTCGCTGAAGCTTACGTAACCCACCACCGGCATCCATTCGTTCTTCAGACTCCTGAAGAAGCGTTCCATTGGGCTGTTATCCCAGCAGTTTCCGCGCCGGCTCATACTCTGTCTGATCTGGTATCGCCACAATAACTGCCGGAACTGCCTGCTCGTATAATGACTGCCCTGATCGCTGTGGAACATCACCCCGCCGGGCTTACCACGGGTTTCCCATGCCATTTCCAGCGCTTTCATGGTGAGCCTGCTGTCCGGCGAGAACGACATGGCCCAGCCCACTGGTTTTCTTGCGAACAGGTCGAGAACAACGGCGAGGTACGCCCAGCGCTTACCCGTCCAGATATAGGTCACATCACCGCACCACACCTGATTTGGCTCGGTCACGGCGAACTGCCTTTCAAGGTAGTTAGGGATAGCAACATGTTCATGACCACCACGTTTATACCGGTGAGTCGGCTGCTGACAGCTGACCAGCCCCAGCTCTTTCATGAGCCTGCCAGCAAGCCAGCGTCCCATCTGGTAGCCTCTCCGGGTTGCCATTGTGGCGATGCTTCTTGCTCCGGCCGAACCGTGGCTGATGCCATGTAGCTCAAGTACCTGACTACGTAATACAGCCCGTCTGCCGTCTGGTTTTTCAGGACGGTTTTTCCAGTATCTGTAGCTGCTGCGATGAACCCCGAACACATGGCAGAGTGTGACCACAGGATAATGCGCTCTGAGTTTCCCGATTATCGAGAACTGTTCAGGGAGTCTGACATCAAGAGCGCGGTAGCCTTTTTTAATATTTCATTCTCCATTTCAATGCGTTGTAGCTTTTTCCTGAGCTCACGGATTTCAATTTGTTCCGGGGTAATGGGGGAGGCTTTTGGTGTTTTGCCCTGACGCTCATCACGCAGTTGTTTGACCCATCTTGTCATTGTGGAAAGGCCAACATCCATAGCTTTGGCGGCATCTGCCACCGTGTATTTCTGGTCAACAACCTGAGGTGTACTGGCAATAGCGGACACTACCAT